AGTCGTAGTTCTTGCGAATGGTCGCAGCGCGAGCGGTAGCACTAGCAGGCAGCGCGTTAAAGTGCAGACTGGAATAGCCCGAAGTGGTGACCACCGCCGCATCGCTGCGGACATCTAGTTTGGTGATGGGCGAACTCGTCCCGATGCCAACATTGCCGTTGTTGTCAATGGCAAAATCATCAACCCAAGCACTGGTTGTGCCGCGCTGAATTAAGAAGTTGCCTGCTCCAAAAGAAGCAGCAGTATTAGTGTTGGCAAGTCGAAAGCCGTAGAAATCTGCAGCGGAATAGCCGAGATGGATCGACTTTGTGATCGCACTTGCAGTCACCGTGCCAACATCAAGGTCGCCGCGAGTAGTGGTTGTCCCGATGCCGAGGTTGCCGGTGTCGGTCAAGGTCATCCGCGTAGTCCCGTCCGTTTGGAACAGGAACTGACCGTTACCCGCGCCACGCGAATTAAGCACCGACGAGCCTTCGTTTACGCCACCGTTGAGCGCCGTGCCAATCAATAAGCCACGACCAGAGGTATTACCGAAAACAGCCTGTGTGCCGTTAAAGGTTCCGGTTACATCAAGTTTTGCAGCAGGCGAACTCGTCCCGATGCCGAGGCCCGTCGAGGTGAGGCGCATTTGTTCGGTGCCAGAATTAGCCCAAGTCAACGCTGTGCTGCTAGCCGGAATGCCCATAGTCCAAGATTCTTGCGAATCTTGAAACAACTGAATGTTTGCAGCGGTTCCGTTAGCAGTGTTGACCATCAACGGAGCAGAATTAGATGCAGCACCCGACCCAACCTTGACATTGCCTGCCGCAACAAAAGTGCTGCCGTTATAAGTCAGTCCACTCCCACTCGTCGCCACCTTGCTGCCGTTCAAGAACAACACGCCGTTGGCGGTGCCGCCGTTGAGCGTGAGGTTGCCGGAGAGGGTCTGCGTAGATCCCGTGAGCGTAGTGATGTTGGCTGAGGCAATGCTCAGATTGCTGATGACAAGGCTGGTCAGCGTTAGATTGGTGATGCTGGCAGAGGTCGCTGACAGGTGGGTAAGGGTGGCGGAACCTGCGCGAAGCACAGTGGCTGAAGCATCCGACGAGACAAGGTTCGTGATGGATCCAGAGGTCGCAATCAGGTTGGTGATCGTGGCACTGGAAGCGGTCAGGTTCGTGACAGAGAAACTGTTGGTTCCGAAGTCAGCGATGTAGTTCAAACCGTTGACGATGTCCGTGCCGTTTGAGACAAGGACCATCTTCTTGCCAGTCGGTACCGATACACCAGTCTGACCCGACACCTTCACCGTCACAGCGCCGGTCGAGTTGTTGAAGATGAAGTAGAGTTTCTTATTGGCAGGGACGATCAGGTTGGTGTTGGTACCACCCGTACCGGTCAACTCGATGTACATGTTCCGGGCAACGCCGGTCGAACCATTTGGGATGGTGATCGTCGTGTCAGTGCCAGTTGCAACCGCCTGAGTCACATAGCCAGAGATGGCTTGCTCGATAAGAGTACCGAGGTTGGAATTGGTGGTCGTACCCCAAGTACCGGCTTGGTCGCCAGTACCGATGAGTTCGATAGCAAGGTTGGTGCTGAATGTACTAGCCATGTTTAAACTCCTAATTCACCGTGGGGATGTTAGCCCAAGTCGTTGTTTGCGAGTCATCGACATCGGACCATCCCGGTGTCTGGTCGTCGTTTAAATTCTGCCAGTTTGCGGTCTGGTCGTCATCAACTGGATTCCAGAGATACGCCCCTGAGGTGATATCCGAGACGGTTATGGACTCAGACACATCCGCTTCGAAGGTCACCCCGCCTGAGGCGATATCAACCGCGCTCAGGATCTCGTTGATCATGGCCTTGAAGTCAACCAATCCCGCATCTATGTCAGACGCAGAGGCTGTCTCAGAGACGCTGCTGCCAAGGGCGACCAAGGACGAGGGGTCATCAGAAGCCGTCACAGACTCGTTTATGACCACCGGGAATGAGAACACAGAAGCCGTAGCATCCTGTGCTGTCGCCGTCTCAGATGCCTGTGAGTTGAAGTTCTGACCTGCCAGAACCGCATCAGAGGCCACCGCCGACTCATCCACCATGGTCTTGTAATCAGGGGTGGATAGGACCGCGTCAGAGGCTATTGCAGCCTCGCTGACCATGGTCTTGAAGTCGGCATTAGCCAGTACAGAGTCCGCCCCTGTAGCCGTCTCAGAGACGCTGGAGCCTAGACTGTAGATAGACGAGACGGTGTCTGAGGCAACAGAGGATTCCGTGACCGGCGCATTGAACTGCGTTCCGGCACCGGTATTGGCATCGTTGGCGACAGCAGTGTCTTCAGAGGAACGGTCATAGACCGACATCCCCCAACCTGCTTGACCCCAAGTGCCTGATCCCCAGCCGCCCTCAGCCACAGACTACGCCTTGACGAGTTCGTCTTCCGGAAACCAACGGGACTGGTTCTGACCGTTCACATCGACCCAAGAGATAAGACACATGATCACACCATCTTCGGTCATCATGAACTTCTCTACCGGGCCTTCGGGAACAACCACTACCAACTTGACCTTCTCGCCCTTTGCAAACTTAGCCATGTTTAAACTCCTTATGCAGCGTCGAGGCTGAAGGTGTAGGTGACAGACAGGACATCGCCGTTTTGGACTGTGCGATCTCCGGGGGCTGCGAAGTCAGAGGCAGAGAACAAGGTTCCGGACGAACCGCCTTTGCCGTCTCCAGTGGTCAGGAACGCACCACCGACATTGGCAGAAGCGTTGACCAGAAACTGTGCCGGAGAAGCAGAGTTCGCGATAACCGAAGGATCTGCCGTGGTGGCAGCGCCAAAGGTCGCAGCAGGACGGGTCGCGTTGCTGTAAGCCGTCACCTCAGTCCAACCGGCATGGCTTGCCATGGTGTCGGTCGAAGACGGGCTGTTCGAAGAGGCAGGCCCGTAGATACCGATATACCACGCAGCGGTGTACCCGGAACCCTTGAAGTACTTGGTGTTCATATCGGCAAGACCGACATTGACCACGAGGTTGTGGGACTTCTGCTCCCACTTCAGGTTGCCTTCCTTGTCACGGCAACGGACCGTGAAGATGCCGCCTCCCTTGAGACGAGCGTTTGCACCGCCGCCCTTTGCGACATCGGCACCGACATTGTCAAAGGACTTGGCCTTGTTGATGAACATGTGATTCTCCTAATTGAAACGCAGTAGTGCCGAGGTGTAGGTGTTGGTGGGCATCTGCACAGTGAATGTATTGGTTGCTGTTTTGTCGTTTCCGAAACTGATTACAGCGATGGAACGGTTCGCTTTGCTGAAGTTGTAGATCAATCCACCGGCAGAGGTGAAACTCGCCGGGTTCCACGCAGCGTTGTTGAAATTGACATACACGACACCGTTGGAGTTGTTGATGGTGACTCCCGTCAGCACCACACCCCCTGCGCTGTAACCAGATCCGACCACCTCGTTGGTGGTGCTGTATACCGTTGTGTCCTCGTTCAGAGTCGCAATGCTGGTATAGAGCGCGAACTTGATGGTGTCCGTCTGTAGGTCGTGGATACCCTTGAGCAACTCCTCGCGGAAACTGACGGTCTGTGTCTGAAAGATCATGTGACCGGAATCCTATTGAGGCCAGACCGGAAGGCATCACGACGATCCTTACCTTCGCCAAGGAGTTTCAGGAGACCCAACGATTCCTGATACTTCTGTTCGTAGTAGGTGATGATGTCCTGTTCACCCTTCATGTAGAGGTAAGCCTCTCTCAGGGTTCCGTACAGAAGGACGGTTTCGAAGTTGTCACCCAGCCACGAGGTGGTAGCGGTGACGATGGATTCCGGATAGTAGTAGTAATGCAGTTCGACCTGATAGTTGCTGTCCGGGGTGGGACCAAGGATCAGCGTGTTCTTGTCAAAGATGCCGTAGTACTTGGGGACTCCGCTGTCATCGGGGTCCGGGTAACACTCACGGATGAAGTTCACATCCTTATCGATCAGGAACGACTGAGCGTTCGTGGTAGGGGTGATGACTGCCAACGAGAAGTTTGCCAACCAATCTCCGGGGAGGGTCAGGTACTTGTTGTTGGGGGTAAGGGTGCCGATCTGATTCTTGCGGATGGCAGGTATGAAGACCGCGTTGTAGATACGCTCTTCCGCCAACTGCACGAAGACAGGGATGTTCGCAACGAACGAAGTTTCCTCGTTCTGCGTGTACTGTTTAACCAGATCTACGAGTTGCGTGTAGTTCATGTCACAGCCACCGTGACGGTTCCGACGAACCCGGTCGAGATGAGATCATTGGGTGTGAGGTCTGTGTCATACGCCTGCGCCCCTCCAATAGGGTTGAAACCCCACTGGATCATCCGGCTACCGTTCGCGCCTTGGTTGCCGGGGGCAAAGAAGGTGTTGTCAGGACGGGCATTACGCAGCGCCTGAGGGTCATCCATGGGGACACGACCCAACTGCAACTGGGGGTGATCAACATCCATGCATTCGAAGCAGACCCGGATGCCTATGGGCAACAGGTTCTCATACTGCTGATTCAGATCGTGCAAGTCATACCGCTGTCCGCAGCGGTCGCAGAACCCGAATGCGTTCTTGCCTGATGAGAACGGCTTGCCCATTTAAACATTCCTACCAATGTACCCGTTCATGGGGACAAACCGTACAGAAGCCTTTTCCCGGTCTTCTCCTGCCGCCAAGTCCCACTGAACCTCATATTCCTGCTTGAGGAACGACAGCCTGTCAGCCGCATCAGGTCTCTTCATGGCGACATAGTAGGCAAGCCCAGCCACAAGGCAGGGGAGGAATCGCGCAGGGATGTCGATGGTATTGGCACCACCGGTTCCGACATCCTGAATCCGGCGCATCTTCCAGTACACGAGGGTGTAGGTCTGGGTGTTATCTGGAACAGGCCACAGATACACCACTGGCGCGGCTCTCTGACGGTCCACATAGATCTGTAGCGGCATGCCCTGAGTGAGTTTGTTGCTCAACTGGGCATAGTCCGATACTGAGATACGGGACAGGGTGTAGTCCGTCTGACCAGAGGTGCTGCCTGCATCTGTACGCAATTGATGCTCGATGAGATCAATGGTGTCAGCAGGCATGGTGTAGGTGAAGGTTCCGGGTGTCAGTACCTGCGAACCTTGTTCCACCGTCCAGAGGTTGATGCCCCGGTTTGCCCATTCAAGCGCCATGAAGTTCATGGAGCGACGGGCAGTCTGAAGGTCATAGCCGGTACGCAACTCCAAACCCGCCCGTTCGAAAGCCTCTTCTACGAGTTCCCGAAACTCAGGGTTGAAAACTGCGGTACCGCTGGTAGGCATCAGACCATCCGGCCCTTCGTCTTGCCCTTGATAGCGCAGCCGTCGCGACCAGTCATGCCGCCCTTGGCGTAAGTCATGCCGCCACCCATCATCTTGCCCTTGCCATCAGCCGCGAAGAACGGAACCTTGGAGCCGCCCTTATCGACCATCTTGAGGCTACCGCCTGCGGCGTAACCCATCATTCCACCTTTCTTCATGTCCTCTTCCTCCATCATGTATTCCATATCATCGTCGTCGCGCTTCTTACCAGCGCCGATTGCAACGATCATCATCGGTCCTTTGCCTTTCATGCCCGTGTCCTCCCGCGCATAGCGCAGCCATCAATGCTTCCGCCCATTGCCTTTCTCTCAGGCTTGCTCATGCCAGCCTCAGAAAGGGCGATAGCCACAGCCTGTTTCGGGTTCCGGACAACCGGACCCTTCTTGCCAGAATGCAGTGTTCCCTCTTTGAACTCCCGCATCACCTTCTTGACCTTGCCAAGACCGCCCGGTTTGGAAACCTGCTGGCTCATATTGGCGCGTGACATTGCCATCTCATTTACCTCGCTGCCGGAACGGTCTTACTTTTTCTGCAACGGCTTTCGGTTGCGAGACGAACTGCTTGCCTTGGGCTTTACCCTTACGCTTGGCGGCGGTGGTACGGGCATATTCCGAAGGCGAGAGAGCCTTGATCGCAGCCTCTGGTAGATATCTTTCACCAGTTTCACTACTCGGTTTTCCACTCTTCGTCCTCCATTTCTGCTCAGTCCAAGCCTTCAATGAACGCTGTGTCGCTTTCATCTGATCGGCCCACCTACGATCCAAGCATCGCAAGTACGCGCACCAGCACACTTGAAATGGAAGAGTTCGCAGTACCCCAAATTGCTTGCCTCGATGACATCCATCGAGTAATCCTTATGAGGCTTGTCACCGGCTTCCATTCCCTTGGAGATGCAATCCAGCATCTGCTTGGTCTGGATGAATGCCGCGCAGTTCCCACAACGGGACTTCTGAGCCTCATCGACATCCACCGCCCACATCTTCGCCTTGGCCTTCCAGAACTTATCTGAAGGCTCATCAGGATTCAGTGGGCCGTAGCCGTATTCCTTGATGGCGTGGTTGCGATTCTTCAGGTTGACATGGACATCCATCGTCGCCACAGGGCAAGACTTTCCCTTGCCATTCTTGTAGGACTGTTTGATGGCCTGTCCAATCGCATCCTTTTTGACCCGCATAGCCATCAGTTCTTGTAGCCGCCTCCGGCTTCCTTGTACTTCTTGGCAAGCAACTGCGCCTTACGAGCGGACCACTGACCTGATGCTGTGCCTTGGACTGCGGAACCCTTGATCTGGTTGAACAGTCGCTTACGCATCTCAGGCTTGGTGTAGTTCCCGGCTGCGTTTACCTTGCTTTTTGCCTTTGCCATGTCAGCAGTTCCACGCTTTCAATGACAATGCTTTGCGAGTTGGCTTGCCCTTGTCATCCTTCATGGGACCGGGCATTCCAGACATTCTCGCGCAAAATGACTTACGCCTAGCCGCATCCTTCTTGGTTTTTGGATTCGGCGCAGGCGGCTTCAGACCCGGCTTGCCGGGGTTGGCTTTGTTGTAAGAAGCCCTGCCCTTGGCATTAAGTCCGCCAGATGGGTCTTTGCCTTCTTTCCTTTGCCATGCTGGGCTTTTTGCCATAAATCACCCGCAGAGAACTGTGACCTTGGAGACCTGATCCAGCGTCATGACTGCAAAGTCATTGTTCCCACTCTTCGTGGTCAAGATTCCTTCAGGGGGAACCATGGCATCATTTGCAGTGCTGTCGGCTGGGGTAAAGACCTTCAAGATGACAGTGTTGTTGGGCTGTGCGGTGAAGGTAATGCTACCTCCAACCGACGAGGCCACATAGATAACCTGCTTGATGCGGGTGCGGGGGAACGCAAGGTCACCACCGTAACCGATCTTGATGCCACCAGTCGAAGCCGCGCTGATGCTGATGCTGTTGACGCGGGTGTAGTAGTTGGTCGAATAGACCACGGTCGCGCTTGGACCTGTAATGGTCTCAGTCACGATGCCGTTGTAACCCGTAGCGCCAACCTTGACACCGGTAACGGTGAAGGTCTTGTTGGCATCCGCACCATTGGAGGTGATGGAAACCTTGTAGCCAGTTCCGTACTGACCTACATCATTCGCCAGAAGGGCGATGTTCCCAGACGCAGCAATGGTCGCAGAAGAGCGGAAATAGTCATCGTCGCTGGTCGGGTTAACCGCCCAGACATCGTACTGTGCCATAGAGAATCCTCCGCTTTAAAATTAAACGGTGACGCTCTTGTACAGGGCGATATACGCGGTGGTCGCTCCGACCAGAACCTGAATGTAACCCTGCTGGGCCGACACTGCGCCCGAAGCCGCGTTGACCACCACACCAATCTTGGTGCTGCCAACCGTCAGGGAGGTGCAGAGAAGGTTCGTGATCGTGCCGGAAGCAGC